TATAACAGTCTTTTTTTACCATTATCACATTGGTGAGAAATGTCCAGCTTGTAACGGCGATCACGGAGGAAAAGGAGGAAGAATGATGAAACCCAAGAGATGGAAAACCAAAAGGTTGCGCTGCTCACGATTCCCTGCTTGCCAATTTACGGGGCGGGCTTACAAAAAAGAAAATGACGGAAAAAGAAAAAAACAAAATAGCCCGCACGACTAACGCGTAAAATCGATTTATAGTATGGCACTTGTCTTTTAGCGAGCTTAAATAAAAAGATACGCCATCGAAGTGGCACTTTGCGCCATCTCAAAATTAAAAAAGTGTTTGTTATAGCGGAGAGTGTAAGAATTTTAAAGTATGAATTTACCAATCAATCAAATAATCTGCGGCGACTGTTTGGAAGTAATGAAAACATTTCCCGATAAGAGCGTGGACTTGGTGCTTACCGATCCGCCGTATGGGACGACAAATGAAGATTGGGATTCTACTGAATGGTTAAAGACTGCTTGGAATGAATTGGATAGAGTGTGTAATGGAAATTTTATAATGATGGCTTCGCAACCGTTCACAACTGATTTAATAAATAGCAATAGAGGTAATTTTAAATATTGTTGGGTATGGAATAAAGAAATTCAAGGTAATCCATTATTAGCAAAATTTCAACCATTAAAAATTCACGAAGATATTGTAGTTTTTGGAAAAGGTAAATATTTTCCAATAATGGAAAATGGGAAATTTAGAAAAAAAGGTGGTGGAAAAAGTAAATTATGGAATGTGCCAAACCCTTATTACGAAAGTGATAAATATTTTCCAAAATCAATAATTACTTTTAACAATTCTAATAGATTAAATTTACAACATCCTACCCAAAAACCGATTGACTTAATGGCTTATTTGATAAAAACATACTCCAACGAAAACGATATTATCCTCGACCCCTTCCTCGGTTCCGGCACTACCGCAGTCGCCGCCAAACAACTCCACCGTCGTTATATCGGAATCGAAATCAGTCAAAAGTATTGCGATATCGCAAAAGCAAGGTTAGGCCAAGAAGTATTATTCTAATTTTAGAGTGTAAGAATCCCAAGATATGATTCATATTGATTTGTTCTCGGGCATTGGCGGGTTTGCTTTGGCGGTCGATACCGTCTGGCCTGGGAGCGAGCACATCTTTTGCGATAACGATAAATTCTGCCAGCAAGTAATTAAAAAACACTGGCCCAAAAGTAAAATATATGGAGACATCAGACAATTTACTCCCGACGCCGAGTGCGAACGAAACCGAGGAGAAATGGGAAACGGTGATGGCAAGGAAGGCCCGATACAAAGCGGAGAAAAAACACCACCAACCGGGATTGTTGAAATTAGGAACGGTGATACAGAATCCCGAATTGACATTCTTACAGGAGGATTCCCGTGTCAACCGTTCAGCCAAGCAGGAAAAAGACGAGGCACGGAAGATGACCGCTACCTCTGGCCGGAGATGTTACGGGTTATACGAGAGTTTCATCCGAGGTGGGTCATCGGTGAAAATGTTAGCGGCTTTGTTACTTGGAACGACGGAATGGTACTCAAACAAGTGTGCACTGACTTGGAAGAAGCGGGATACGAAGTGCAACCTTTTGTTATTCCAGCTGTATCCGTCAACGCGCCACACCGACGAGATAGGGTCTGGATTGTTGCCAACTGCAAGAGTGGGGGGACACGGGGGAGCGAGCCAGAAGGAGATAGCCAATGGGAATCCAAAATACAGACTGGAAACAGAGATTGCGATGTTGAAGACTCCATCGGCGAGCGAAGCGGAGGGGGGTTGGAAGATAGCGGACAAGTATTGGGAAGCGGACGCGCCGAAACTGAAAATGCGAGACCAAATTGGGAGGACAACTGGCTTGAAGTTGCAACCCAACTTTGTGGAGTGGATGATGGGCTACCCGTTGAATTGGACGGATTTAAACTCACCAAAGCAGGACACCGAGTCCAAAGGTTAAAAGCATTGGGGAATGCAATCGTGCCGCAAGTGGTAATTCAAATTCTTAAAGTAATCAAAAATTATGGAGGAGAAAAAGGAATCTAAAAACGAAGCACAACTACGCGGGATGTTCGAATTTCTGCGTGGCCTAAATGTGAAAGGTATTTCGTCTTTTTCTTCCTACGACGAATACAAAAAGACCCCGATGAAAGTGGTGAAAGACATTCAGACTGCCGAACCCCCGCCCCAGCGTTCTCTTTTGAAGCTTGAACCCGAACCCGAGAAATTCACAGATGTTAAAGGCGAGGCCGGATTTGCGATTCAGCATTCTTTGGCAGAGCGGGAAGAATGGTTCGACAATCTTTCAGATGAGGACAAAAGGCAATACGACGAAGCATTCAAAGATTGACATTGACACGGTATTGTGTAGATGATATAATAAAAATATAAGGCCAAGCAAAAGACAGTGGCAAAGACTCCTTGGAATCACAAAAAACTTACTCTACAACAAGAGCAATTTTGCCGTACCTACACATCGGCAGGTGAGTTTTTTGGCAATGGACTTCATAGTTATATGGAGTGTTTTGATATTGATATGAAGAATAAAGGATGGCAGAAAGTTGCTACTTCCGGTGCGGCGCGTTTGCTCCGCAATCCCGACATTTGCTTGCGCATTAACGAACTTTTGGATGACAAAGGATTGAATGACCAATACGTTGATAAACAGTTGTTGTTTCTGATTACGCAAGGAGCTGATTTCAATGCTAAACTCGGTGCGGTGAAAGAGTATAATCGCTTGAAAACGAGAATAGATGACAAATTGAGATTGATGGGGGTCGGTGGGGGAGCGATAGAAATAAAATTGGTAAACTATGCCGATTCAAATTCCGTTTAATTTTAAAGAGAGAGAATACCAGTTGCCACTTTTAAGAGCGATGGATTCAGGAACGAAAAGAGCCGTCTGCGTGTGGCATAGACGCGCCGGCAAAGATAAAACGGCGGTACAGATAAACGCCAAGAAGATGTTGGAGCGCGTGGGGAGTTATTATTATTTTTTCCCCGAGTACAATCAAGGGCGTAAAATTCTGTGGGACGGGATGGACAGGAATGGTTTTCCTTTTATGAGCCATTTTCCCAAGGAAATCGTAGCTAAGAAGAACGACCAAGAAATGCAGTTGACTTTAAAGAATGGTTCGATTTTCCAAGTGATTGGCACGGATAAGATTAACGCCATTGTGGGAACGAATCCGATCGGTAACACTTTTTCCGAATATTCGATACAGAATCCGCAGGCTTGGGATTTCATCCGGCCAATTTTAAAAGAAAACGGGGGTTGGGCTTTATTCCTTTACACGCCGAGAGGGAAAAACCATGGGTTTAAGCTTTACGAGATGGCGAGGAACAACGCAGACTGGTTCGCACAGAAATTAACGGTTGATGACACGGGCATTATCACTCCCGAGATGATCCAGCAGGAAAGAGACGAAGGAATGGACGAAGATTTGATACAGCAAGAGTATTATTGCAGTTTCAGCGGGGTAACAGTGGGCTCTTATTATTTAAAACAGTTGGCCTTAGCAGAAAAGGAGGGAAGAATCGGCAATGTGCCGTTCGTACCGAATTTACTGGTGGATACTTGGTGGGATTTGGGAATGGACGACGCTACCGCGATTTGGTTTACGCAGAATGTTGGTAAGGAAATTAGAGTGATTGATTACTTGGAAGATTCAGGGGAGGGTTTAGAATTTTATATCAAGCAGTTGAGAGAGAAGCCTTACATCTATCGAGACCATTTTGCACCGCACGATATTAAAGTTAGAGAATTGGGAACGGGTAAAAGCAGATTGGAAACGGCGGGGGGCTTGGGCATAAGATTCCAAGTAGCTCCACAGTTGGGATTAGAAGACGGAATAAATGCCGTAAGGAATGTTTTACCACAGTGTTGGTTTGATGAAACGAAGTGTGCAAGAGGCTTAGATTGCCTCCGTCAGTACCACAAGGTTTACGATGAAGAAATGAAGTGCTATAAACAGCGTCCGGAACACGATTGGTCAAGTCACGGAGCAGACGCGTTTAGGACTTTTGCGGTAGCGTGGAAAGATGAAATACAGTATAAACCGCAACAGATCGAAACGCCAAGCGATCCGTTTAATCCATTCCCAGAAATATGAAAATTAAATAAAAATAAATGGAGCAATCACAAATTAGTCCTCTCTTAGAAGAGGAGAATAAAATTTTAAATGAAACGCCAAATTACACGGAAGATCAGCGTCTTTACTTACGCAATTTACAAAAGCGGTTAGAATATGCAAAGATACAGAGAGACCAACCGCGCGAGGAATTTGATGGTATGACCTACGAACAGTATTGGATGGCCAATGAAGCGGGGGCTAACACTTATATTAAGCCCAAAAAGGACAAAAACGAGATAAATTTTCAGTCGGGAATGCTTAAACAGAAGCTTTGGTCTTTGGTTTCTTCCTTACAAAGTTTGAATTTGGGTGCGGATGTTTTGGCTTTTGATCAGAATGACACGGTGATTTCAGCGTTGGGTCAGTCGATGGAAGACATCATCGAAAAGACCGAGGAGATGGAGAATGATGAAGAGAAACGAATGTTACGCCAGTATGAAATGCTTAAACAGGGGGACGTTTTCGTTGAGGAAATTTGGGACGATGTGGAATCGATACAAAAGGTGGAAACGGCAGAATTTAACGGTAAATTTACACACAAATATTGGAGGCAGACAGTTAAAAAGGACGAGGGGAAACCGGAGCGTCGCATCGTTTCCGGTTTGAAGGTGTTCTTGGGCGACATCACCCAGTATTTTTTCCAATATCAGCCTTTTATTTTTACAAGAGCGTCCGTTTCTTACAAGGAATTGGAGCGCATTTACGGCAGTTGGGAAATGTGGAAGTATGTGCCTAAACAACAGCGGTCTTTTACGGGTGAAAACAACGAGGATGCGTTGGTGTCTGCTAATTGGAATTTACAACTTAATCCGGACGGTAAATGCGAAATCATAAAATACCAAGACGCGCCTAATGACGAGTACCAGATAATCATTAACGCCATACCGATGTGCCCGATCGGCGCACCGCTTCCTTGGGGTCGGTATTATAACATTGAACAGCAACATTCTGAACCGATTCGTGAGAATTTCGCCTACGGCAAGTCTTACGTTTTCCGTAACAAGAATAATGTTTATCTGATTGATGAGATAATCAAGATGATGTTGCTGAAAACTTGGAAGAGTTTGATTCCTCCCCGTTTTAATCTTTCTGGGCGTGTCGTCCCCGCGTCCGTTTTTATGCCTTCTAAGATGACGATGGGTTTGAAGCCGCAGGATTTCCCCTTGGCGGAAAGCGATGTACCGCAGGGCGTGAACGCGTCCGAGTTTAGTATGTTACAAGAAGTGATTCGGTTTGTGGACGCTAACACTACTTCACAAACTTTTGGCGGTATGCAAGAAAAGGGAGCGACTACGGCAACGCAGATAGTTGAAGTCCAACGCCAAGCGCGGATTATGCTGGGCGTGGTGATTCTGGCCGCTTCATTATTGGAGAAGAAAATCACGCAACTTCGGTTGAAAAATCTAATTAAACATTGGTTCGACCCTGTGGACACAGTGGTGGATGATGTGCGTCAGCAGCTCAAAAACCGTTATCGTATCATTTCGCGCCAACGCCAAATTGGGGAAGAGGGCAACGGTTTACGCTACACGATGTTGACCGAAGAACCTATCACGCAAGTTGGGGTTAAGGCACAGGAAGAATCAATGAAAGAAGAACTGGGCGTACCGGTACGCATCACAGCGATCAATCCACAAGAAGTAAGACAAGGCGATTACATTTGGTTTGTTTCCGTTAATCCGAAAGAGAAGAAATCCAGCGAAATGAGCAAGCTGATGTTCGGGGAGATGGTGGCGCAGGCGACACAGTTAGGATTGCAACTTAATCCGCAAGTGATACAAGAAGATTTTGCGGCAGTTTGGGACAGAGATCCGTCCAAGCTTTTCCTACAAGCTGGTCCAGCGACGCCTCCCGCCGGCACTCCCGCTGGCGGTGCGTCGATTACGCCGCAGAACAAACCTTTGGGCGTACAACAGCCGTCTATTAATCAATTAACGAAAGAAACCGGTAACGCTAATCTCGTATGATAGAAAAAGAGTTAAAACAAGCGAAAAAGGCCAATGAGGAATTACTGAAATGGGCGAGCGTACAGGAAATCTTGACACAGGAGGCTAAGCGTATGTCCGAAGAAGACTTGCAAGCGCGGGCGGCCAGTGCGGAAATTTTCTGGCGCGTCTATTTTGAAAAGGAACTAAAAGCGTTGACGGCACAACAGTTGGATTATATGGGGAAGAACATCGAGAATGACCGGCAGATTTTGTGGATTAGAGGCGTATTAGCCGGTTTGGATATCGTTAAGGTTTGGTTTGAGGCTCAACTTAATGTTTCAATGGCGAGGTTTAATCAAGAAAACCAATGATACACTACGGCACAATCATAATTGTAACATTGATACTCCTCATAGTTTTATTATTGTGGGATTCCAATGATTCCGGTTATTCGGTATAAAGGTCGGTTTTCGCTTTCGTGGTTTGCGTTAATAACCTCGTTAAAAAACCCAAACAAATGGCAAAAGCACCAAAAAAGAAGCCGAAAGGCGGCAAATGTTAAGTGAGTCGATGTGAGTTGCAGAATTAAAGTCAAGAAAAATAAAACTAATGGCAAAATTATACGACAAAGACGGCAACGAGATTGAAGCGTTTACACGCGAAGAAATCGATCAGACCGTCCAACAAGAACGGGAAACGGCAGTCGCCGAAGCGAACGCATTACGCGAGGAAGAAATCGCGAATTTGATGACAGAAAAAGAAAAGCTCGAAGACGAACGGTTGAAGCTTGAAACTACCTTGGAGGGTATGAAAGACAAAGACCGCAATTTTGGTAAAGTGCGCGGGCAGGTAGAAGCCAAAGACAAAGAGATTGAGGAAATGAAGACGCGCCTCAAAGCAATCGAGGAAGGCTCGAACAAAAAGATAGAAGAAATTGAGACGGCTCGGATGCGGGAGGTGCGCGATGAAGAAATCAAAGCTTTGGCAGGTGGCGATGTGGAATTGGCCAAAAAGCTCAATTTCTACTATGATTCCTTTACGGGGACTGCCAAAACCAAGGAAGAGATTAAGGCGAGAATGTCTAATGCACTTTTGCTGGCTACGGGAGGCAAGGTAAAGGCCTCTCTCACCGGCGAAGTGATATCAAGCGGGGGAGGCGTGCAGATTCCAATGTCCGTACAACCCCAAGGGAAATTGTCGAATCCCGAGGTTAAGGATGTCGCGCACAAGCTCGGCATTTCAGATAAAGATTTGGCGCAAGCCGGATTATTATAAACATATGGCAGAAAATACAAAAGAACCTAAGAAGGCTGTTCCGGTTGCGTCAGACCCAATCGTACCGCCATCAAATAACCCTAAGGTGGTTTCGTTAGCTTCCAAACCCGCAGAACAGACTCCCGATCAAGTTTCCTCTTTAATAGAGAGCATTCGGAAGGAAGTCCAAGAACTTCGCAAAGACCGCGATATACTCTTGCAAGTTGCAGATAAGGCTCAATTAGCCCGTTATTATTCTCAACATCAGACTAAAACGCCCAAGATACTGCGTTTGCGGTCTATGGAATTAACGAACGCTAACGGACTGACAGAGGAAAAAGTGGTCATGGCTTGGACAGATTTGCTTAGTAATCGCGTGGAAAAGGAAAGACCTAATTTCTGGGCGGAAGACCAAAAAGTGAAGTTGATCTTTGAAGATGGTTCATCCCAAGAGACTACTTATATGCATTATGTACAGCGATACAAATTGCACATTCAAGCCAAAGTTTTGTCGTCTTCCACAGATGAGGCCACGGGTGAAGTGATACTCAAAGTCCAAAGGCTCGACAATAACAACGAATTATCAATAAACTTGAAATTCGCCAATTAAATGATTAAGAAATGTGGTAATCAATGGTGTCTTTACACCAAAGACGGTAGCAGACTTCTCGGCAAGCATCCTTCCCGCGCCAGTGCGATGAAGCAAGAATCTGCGATCAACATCAGCAAGGCAAAGAAAGCAGGACACATAATCCCCAAAAAATAAAATGGACAAAACAAAATTCATCGGTAAGCATTACGGTTGGCTCAAAATCAAGGATGTTATCGCTACGGAGGGTATGCCCAATGTGGTGTTGATTTTTGAGGATGATAAAGAAGATAACTTGGAAATTTCCGAGGTTCTCTTGGAAAAATTTGTAACGGAGGATAAAGTAGAACCCACGGAATTTCGTGAAAGAGTGGTCGGTCCGGTCGTGGAGCAGGTCTTGGAGGTGTTGTTAAAGAATCAATTGCGGTTGGAATGGGTTGACTATGTTTTCCAAACTGCCGCTAACTCTCTCAACGGTTCGATAATGAGAGCAAGCGAACGGATGTGGGGAAAGAAGATGTTCAACAGAACCATCCAAGATGTAGATAATCAATTAAAAAAAGCATAAACATATGGCAGAAGAAACAAAAAAACAAAACATAGATTTAGTGATCGTGAAAGAGCCGGCTACTGATCCGAAAGGTAAAGAAATCAAGGACAAAGATGGCAATTTGTCATATAAGAGAGAAGACTACCAAGGTTTGCTGGAATTGCTTAGTCTTTATGACACCAGAAAACGCGGGAGCTTTATGAAAGAAGGCCGCATTTACTTGGCGTTGAAGGACAAAATCAGCAAGAATTGGGTGGACAATGCAGAAAAGATAAGTTTGACCTTGGATGAGGCTTCCTTTTTAAAAGCATATCTCTCCGAATTGAATGTGAACGAGGGGAAAGAGACACGTTTACCCGAGTATGTGATGCGCACTTTGTTCGGGGTACTTGACGCGCTTGCGTAACAAGTGGTATAATAAAAGTAGAGATTTGCTTCCACAAAGGTGCAGATGGGAGTGGACGAGAACTTGGCCTCGCCCTCTCCAATGTGCAACTTTCGCGGATTCTACCGCGTCAACAAGGAAAGAGGTCAATCCGAGAGTAAACTCGTAAAAACAAGACTTCACATAACTCCCCCACGGGAGGGTTTTTGCGTATATGTTGGTTTAAAGGTTATCGTAAATGTAATTTAACTATAATGGCTACATACTTTGTTCGGAAGCGTGGCAAAACCAAAGTGGTTATGCTTCCTATGACTACGAGCGTTGCTATTTCAGATGGTTCGTTAGTGGCTTGGAGTTCAGGTCGCCTTATCGCCGCAACTTCGACTACCGCAAGTAGCGATATTGCTGGCGTTATTCGCAAGACTTTGACTTCGGCCTCTGCTGAATATTCTACAGATAGCGATGTGCCGGTCGAAATGCCTGTTGAGAAGAATGTGGAATGGAAATTCTTAGGTGCAAGTCTTAGTACCTCTACTGTTGGTACTTATTTGGATATTTCCAATGCTTACACGGTGAACGGTGCGGCTTCTACCTACGATATTGTTCTTCATACCAAATATGTTTCCGCAACGGAAGGTATTGGTATCTTGAACATTGGTGCGGATGCAAGAGCGAAAGCGTAATTTTAACAAATTCCTTAGTTAACTGGGAAAAACGGACAATTGTTATCCCCTAAGGAGTTAACACGATGGAACTTAATACAATCAGTCTGGATGATTTCGTGAAATTAGCCAATGTAATCTTCGTCAAAGGAGCGAATAGCGTAGAAAGTTCAATGCGCACCTCCGGTATGGTGAAGGAGATGGCGATTCCCGAAAACACCGGCAACACAAGAGAATTTACAGAAGTCGAAACCAATGAATATTTGACCTTCAAGGGTCAGTCCGATCAGGCGGCTCGCGGTAAAATCCAACAGGGATATACCAAGACGATGACCTCCTATCGCGTCGGGGAAAACATTGGCATTTCTTATGAAATGAAGACTCAAAACAAATACCCCGAAGTCATCGCGGCCTTGACATCAGCTGGTCGCAAAGGTCCGAACACGATCGATTTGGATTTGTCAATGCGGATTTCTTACGCCGCTTCGACTTCCTACACCGATCGCGATGGCCGGACGGTAGCAACCACGGTTGGCGACACTTTCCAATTAGCGTACGCTCTCCACACTTTGGCGGGGTCGGGTATGACTTATCGGAATCGGTTAGCCAACAATCCTGCTCTTTCCAAGGGTGCAATGGAGGGTATGGAACGGTTGATTACCGAGAACACCTTCAACAATCTCGGTGAAAAGTTGACTGCGAAGTTTGGAATTTTGTGGACTACTGATGACCCGAATGTGGTGAATACCGCGCGGGAATATCTACAATCCACGGCATCTCCGGATGCGCTCCACGCTGGCGTAGTCAATGTCTATCAGGGAAAATACAAGCATGTCATTCTGCCCCGTGTGGCTTTGACTGCGGCTGGTGCTCCCGATAGCACGAAACGCGGTTATTGGGGTTTAGCGAGTGAAGAATTGTCTTCTTTCTATCTGGGTATGTGGGAAGCTCCCCATATGATTGCTCCGGTAGCAGGTGGCAACGGTGAAGATCCTCAAACTGATGACATGGATTTCCGCATCCGCGCTGGGTACGGTATCGTGATCGTTGGCGCGACTTGGTTCAAGTTTTCGTCTGGTGACGGCACAGCGTAATTTTAACAAGGTGGGCGGAATTTCCGCCCACCTTTATAAGAACCTTGTGGTAAATGGCGCAAGTAAAATCACCATAAACTAAAATGTTAGAAAATCAAATGAGTCGGTATGGAGCACTTACCAAGACGATTGGTGACAGACTCCAACCGCATGCTAAGGTATTTTTCGCAATGCATTCTATTGCAGAACATGTGTCCAGTTCAACGACAGGCTGGCTCTCACAAATGCTTAATGAATTTCCCGTCGATCGGGATGGCGTTTCGAGAGTCCATTCTACCATTCAGGCGGCGGTTGATGCGGCTGCTGATGGTAGAGGCGATGTAGTTATCGTCGGTCCTGGCAAATGGAAAGAAGAGGTTTACATCATCAAGCAAGGTCTTAAAGTCCTTGGGCCTACCGCTTACGGTATGGGCACAGGTTGGGACGGTGCAAGAATGAGGCCGTCGGATGCTTCAACTCATTACGCTTTTACTACTAAAATTGGTACTGCCGCAAGCGGTGCTTGTTTTAGCGTATTGGCGAAGGGTGTTGAAATCGCTGGTTTCTACTTTGACGGTGGCGGTGGATACACTGGTATCTACGCTGGCGGTGGCTTAAACGGTTGTGCTACCGGTTACGGTGGCACAGTTTACACCACAGCTAATGCTTCCGGCCTTTATGTCCACGATTGTTTCTTCCGTGGCGGTACAGAAGGCACTGTCGGTCTCTATCTTAACGGTCCTCGTTTCGGTGTCAAAATTGAAAGGAATTATTTTGAACGCTGGAACGGTGCGGGCATTGAGATTGATGCCGGCAATGCTAACATTGAGAACGCCTTAATCCTAAACAATACTTTTGCCGCCAATAACGGTGACTACGGTATTGACATTTACGGCGAAGCGAACGTTAAGACTACTTGTATTCGTGAGAATGCTTTTCTTGACGGAGTTAGTGCCGCTTTCACTGCTGGTATTAATTCGAGGGCAGGGGCGACTGGTGTTACTTCGGTAATCGGTAATTATTTTTGTTGCGCTACTCCGATGGCACTCTTGGTGTCAGATGGTCACGCGGGTAATTACAAAGGAACTTACAATGCCACAGAGGTATATGTAAGCGAAGCCTAAAAGTCGATAGGGTTCTTTCTACGGTTTTCTTTCCTCAAAGAAAGCCGGCAAGTTTTACCAAAGTGGCAATGAATATGAAACTAATTTCAAGATTAAAAGATAAAACCGCGGAAAATTGCGATGGGTGCATCGTCGGTTGGGATTTTTGGCCGACAAGAGCATATGAACGGACGGGACAACCTTTTGGACACATACTCGCATTTTCGTTAAATTTTTGGTTTATTACATTCTACTTTAAAATTTACGTTCAAATATAAAACAATAAAATGAATACAAATAGAACACTCATCGCTTTAAACGCGGTAACAGCTACTACGGTGTCCAACAAGTTCTTTGTTGGAGGTGCTAAAAGAATCGCGGTTTTATTGAGAAGGGCGAATAATGCTGGCGGAACTTCGGCATTTACTATTAAAGCCTCTCTCGATCCAGAAGGAACAGTAACACCTGTAATGACGGCATTAAATCTTTGGATTGACAATGTCACTAATGCGAACACCCTTAATCTTACTCGGGTGAATGGAACTTCGATCGCCAATGCGGACGGGGATAAGTTTTTATTCTTAGACGCAAATTGCATCGTTAATTGGCTGGAAATTACGGTGACTGAAACTGCCGACGGAACTCACAGCGCATTCATACTTTTAGAACAATAATCCTATGGCAGATAATACTTGGACAATCTCTATTCCCGACCCCGCCAATCCTTCCGGCGCGGTTTTTGATGGTCTCGTCCCAGTTTATTATGCTAATTCTTATCCGTCTTTCGGCAATAAGAATCAGCTGGCTTCGATGGCCAATATCGACATCCTCGATCCGAATGTTTTAACACAAGGGCCAGGACCGGTGGCTTTGATCAATGGTACGCAGGCGGGGGTAGTAACTACTCTCATTAAGGGCATTCTTAGGAGCCCTGTTTCTGCGGGATATTGTTATGCAGTAGGAGGGGCTAAGTTTTATGAATTTACGCCTACTGCAGTAACATCATCTGCTGCTTGGCCACACACTATATCTTCAGGGGGCATTACTGATGTAATGGGAGAAGATGTAGTGTATTACCATGGCAATTTGTATTATTCATGGAGTTCTGTCATAAGCAATGTTGGAGACATTGGTCAATATGCTGCTCCAACATTCTCGGATGATTGGGGATATGGACATATCTCTGGCGCGGGTTGGTTATCGTCTACTTCTCATCAAATGGTAGTAGGAGGAGATGACGTTGTTTATTTCGCAAATGGGCAGTATGTAGGTTTATTTAACACTACGATATTAAATCGCCTTGCCCTTGATTTCAATTCAGGTTCAGTGGTCAGCAGTATAACATGGAATTTTGCACGATTAGTTATTGCCGTAAATTTCCCAAATATAACAACAGGAGGTTTATTAGCATCAGGCATCTACACTTGGAACGGGATCACGCCTTCGTGGGAGAGCGATCCGATCAGAGTTACTGGTTTTATCGGAGCTTTATATTCTAAGAATAACATAACTTACGTTTGGTGGCAGGAAGGTGGTCAGGCGACTACTTACAATCTCGGATACATTTCCAGTGGTATTCTGCATCCGGTTCGCAGAATGTCGGGGACGCTTCCCCTTTATTATCAAGTCGGCGAATACAACGGATTCTTAGCTTGGATCTCTGACGGGTTGGTTTATTTATTCGGGTCGAACGAGGAATCGATGATACCTGTTAAACTTTTCCAATACACTAAATCTTTTTACACTTCGGGCGGCGGAATAGGCTGTCCGTTCGGATCGATTATTACTGCGTCGTATTCCACTACCAATTTTAATCTTTGCAAAGCAAGCGGATATACGGTGGATAGCAATTTTAAAACTAAGGCTTTCCGGATCGGGGGTGCTGGGGTCGTGTCTTTCGTTGATTTGATCCAGATTGAAACGGAACAATTGGCGACGGGGGCTAAATGCGATTTCACTCTTTATTGGGATAAAGCTAAATCCAATGAAGCATTGACGCAAATTGCGTATTCGGCTACTGACAATGCGACGCTCCACCGAATTTTGAATAAGAGTTATCGAGTTGAGGATTTTCAGCTTTACGGGAATTTCGCTAATGGGAGCATAACCAATCCTGTAAAGATAAGAAGCATCCTTATAAAGGGACACATCGTCCCTGAAAATTAATATTATGGCTACAAGAACCACCCTTAAAACCAAATTCGCTTACGGAGTCTCGGGAAAGATAGAAGATACCGTGCAGTCCACGCTTATTAATGAGGCTGCCAAGGAGGTGGCTTTGGACATTAATTTGGCTTCTCTTAAAAGAAGGACGGCGATGTCTCCAGCGATGTTTGATGAAAATTACCAGTATACTTTTCCCGCGAGTGGTAAACCCGACGGCATAATCGACATTATCCCGCAACACGATCGGTCAAGATTTGATGATTGGCGATTGACTACTTTTGAAGAGTTTGACCGTTTAAAGGAAGACCAACGACTGGATCAGTACGGCGATCCGATCCGCATTAACCGCAATGCTTGGATGGGTGAAAATTTAATCGCTGTCGATCAACGGGACGCGACGACAAAACTCTTAGTTTCTAAACCCGTTGACGACAACGTTGTTACCATCGATGGAATGAACGTGTTGGGCAGTTGGGCTTCGGTTGGGGACGCCGAGAATGTAGTGGTAGATTCAGCTAATTACATTAAGGGCAGTGCTTCGATACGGTACGACATCGGCACGGGAGGTACGACTACGGCGGGAATTTATAATGCTTCGGTTACCACTTTCGATGTTACAGATTTTAAAACCCAAGGTAGTTGTTTCGTCTGGGTGTACTTATCTAACGCTACGAGCATCACCAATTTCATCTTACGAGTTGGTTCTTCCGCTTCGGCGTATTACTCAATGACGGCGACGACTGCTAATGACGGTTCAACCCTCGTGACAGGGTGGAATCTTTTGCGGTTCGATTTTTCGGGAAAATCTACGACTGGAACTCCGGATGACGACGCTTGTGATTATGTTTCTCTTTATATGACCAAAGCCGCGGGTAAGATTAGCCAGACAGCTTTCCGGTTCGATAATCTGATAATGGCTCTGGGTGTTTGTTACGATATCTTGTATTACTCCAAATATCCGTGGATTCTGGATTCTGACGATTCGTGGGCAGAAGAATCGGCTGCCGACGCTGACACGATCAACTTAGACATTTTGGAAATTAAGATTTTGGAATATAAGTATCGAGAACTGGCCGAAGGGTATTTACGTAATTTTAACGGGGTAGAGACTAATCGGCAACTCTATGAGAATCAAAAGAAGATCTATTTAAGTAACGCACCGGATGAAAGTTTGCCGATCATCACTACGCAGTATAACATTTATAAAGGCTAATGGAATTATATCAAGACAATGTAGTCCCCTCTCAATATCTTCCGGAGATGGTTAATCCGGAAAAAGATCAGGCTAAATCGAACAGAACGACTAACCAAACTTTATACTATCCAAAGATAATAGGGTTTGCTTTTACTGGCTTGACCGACGTTCCTACTTCGTACGCCGGACAGGCTGGGTTGTTTCTTAAAGTGAATGCGGGTGAAACGGGTCTGGAATTTGGTGCGGCGGGCGGGGCGACAACGTTTATTCAACTTACCGATGTGCCGGCATCATACGCTGGGCAAGGGGGCAAATTTGTTAAAGTTAACGCGGGCGCAACAGCATTGGAATTTGCGACGGGGGGCGGAGGTGCGGCCATTGTGCCAGTAACTTTGGTGGTAGCCGCTTCTGATAGTTTGGACACTTCGCGCGCCGATTACGTTTGTGATGGTACGGACGATCAAGACACCATTATGACTGCACTTGGCGATTTACCTGCGGGAGGAGGATGTGTCAAATTACTTGAAGGAACATACAACATTTCAGCATATGGGATTTGGTTAGATGATTACCAATCATTAATCGGTTGTGGGTCTAATACGATTTTGAGGGCGGTGGATTCAATGGCAGGCGATTCTCCCATTATTCAAAACTATGGGTCTATTTTATCCGAGGGCGGTGTCCCCTCGGTGTATAATACTGGAATCATCATCGCCGATTTAACGGTTGATGGTAATAAAGCAAATAACGTGGTTTATTCAACCCCTGGGATGCAATTTGATTGTCTTACTTTCAGCGTTGTAAGAAACTGTTGGATTAAAAATTCAAGTAATGCGGGTGCTCTTTACCCAGGCGATGGCATAGGGATCGGTCATTTCTGCGATGAACTTGAAATTAGTGGTAACGCAATCCTTAATTGTGAAAAAGACGGGATCAGCTGTTATAGCGGAATTTCGGGTATTGGAAAGTCCCACATTGTTATTACCAACAATATTATAGAAGGATGTTTAAATGGTGTTCATATCGATTGTACTTTCGCCGTTATCGAAGATGAATTTTGGCAATATTCAGCATACTCGGATGGGCAATCGATCCTTAATAATCGATGCAAAAACAATACTAATGCGGGAATTTTAGTGGAGGGGAATGTTACTCGTGAGGCGGGGCATATTCTAATTGGCGGTAACCAATGTTATGCTAACGTAATCGGGATTTCTTTGGACGACGACATAACTTTCTGCACGGTGTCAGGGAATGATTGTGATGCTAACACAGGTGACGGGATATTCTCTTCTGGGTATTCCAACATAATTAAAGGGAACACTATCGTTCATAATCATATGCACGGCATACATATTAAATACGGTATTGACACGTGCGTACTCGGGAATTTAGTCGTTGACAATAACAGGGATGAAGGAGCATATGATGGTATTTTCTTAGAGGGAGTTGAGGGTGCTAATGTACAGAATAATAAAGTCGGTGCCGATCCTTATGGCTCGCATCACACTTATGGAATCGAGGTAGACGTTAATTGTTATTTTTGCCTCGTTACGAACAATGATCTATATTATAGTGGCGCGACAGATTTTCTCGATTCTGGGACAGACACCATGACCACTGCTGGTAATAGAATGTCGCCGCCCTAAACAATAAAACAATATGCCAAATACATTATACGATTTTTATAAAAACAAAAAACAACCTCTCCCGTCTTTAACAGATAGAGCGAGTTTATACGAACAGCAAGGTTTAGGTAAAGCCAATGAATATGCTGGTACGGCGGATCAGAATACTAATTTACTGGGAAAATTACAAACTACTCCCGCACTGGTAACGGAACCCGCTACTCTCGGCAGTGAACCTCCCGTGCCCGTTATTCCAGGTAGGGAAATGCTGGGAGCGAATATTCCCCCCGAGCGGGTACCCGCTGAAATGTTGAAGTTGGGGAAAGTGCCTTCAAGTTATACGGGACCGTCCGTCGTTCAATTTTTGAAAGACATCGGTCAACCGACAGATTTTGCTTCTCGTTCTCAACGGGCGGCGTTATTGGGTATTCCGAATTACACGGGGACAGCTGAACAGAATACCTTAATGCTCAAAATCTTACGTGGCGATCCGGATATTCCGACAGGTGGAAACGGTATCGTTACTTCGGATACGCTCCGTAACGCCGAAACGAGAGATAAAACTAAGGCGACGCAACAAACTGCCGAACAATTGCAGGCAGACCAAAGTTTGATTACGTCTTTGCAGAATAAAAAAACCATCACAGAACTTAAAAGGTCTCTGGCAGTAGGAGAAGCTCCCGCCATTCCAACATTAGCTAAGGATTATCAGACGTTTAGAAGTAAAGAAGGATTGCCAGCGATCGAATACCGGATGCAGACACTCGATACGCAAATTGCTAATATGCAGAACAGTTTAGCGGAAGGATTAAACAACGAAGAATCCCGCCTTGCTCCGATGGAATTACTCACCGGTCGGATGGAAGAATTGCAAAATCAAGGATTAGCTAAAATTTCAGCTTTACAGAAGACTAAGGAAATAATGCAGAATGAATATACGACTAAGCTTGGCATTATCCAAGACATCATCGAGTTCGAACAGATGGATTATTCCAATGCGTATTCGTCTTATCAAACTAAATTCAATCAAGCTATTCAAGTGCAGGACACACTTGATGGAGAGAATAAAGACATTAATGATGAAAACCAATTAGTTATTGATAACGCTCGCGCTAATTTGTCTGTCTTAATGGGGTATGTAGAACAGGGAGATACAAGCAAACTACCGCAAAGCATTCAAAATTCTATTACGAAATTATCAATGCAGGCGGGTATTCCAGGGAATGTCATTAATTTCGCTTTACAGAATAAGACTCCGGAAACGACAACGCATCTCACCCAAAAAGAGGACAATGACGGTAACGCCTATACACAAATACTGACTTTGGATAAAAACGGTGGATTTGTGGGAGTTAAAAATGTGTACGAAGGCGGTCTTACTAAACCCGCAGAGAGCACGGGCAATCCGACAGAACAATTGACTAAACTCATCGGGCCTGGCGGATTTGTTGACATTAATGCCTACCGCAATTTGCGCGCTGAATATGCAACCAAAGGGATAAAGCCTTCGACATTCGATTCTTATTATTCTAATTTTTTAAGCCCGAGTGATAGAGCTAAATTCGGGATTGGTTCGGCAACAGGATATAGTGCTACTGGTCAACCGACTGGAACTAACAAGGCAGCAGATTCGGCGAGATTGGCGGAATTAATGCAGAAATCGAATAACGGGGAGAATCTCGATTCTTTATCGTCAGCAGAAATGTCTGAATTTTTAGTATTGTTACAATAATATGGATACCGAACAGCTCAAAAAGACTATCCAAGACAGAATAAACAGCGACACTTCGCAAATTTTGAAGGGTGTTTCTGTTATTGATGATTCTTTTAAAAGTGCGGCTAATTTCATCGGCGCAAAGATAAATCTTATTAAAGATGAACTTGGTAAGACCGCCGAAGCTTTACCTTATTTTCCAGAAGCATTCGGGGAATTGAGAGATAAGATAAGATTCGAAACTCCCGTTTTAAAAGAACTTAACAAGACCTTATTGAGAGGGACGATTAATACTTATTCCACTGCTTATCAGAAGGCACTCCAAGATTTAAAAGATGGCTCGATTCAGCGTCAACAATTAAAAATGCTGAAAAGCGGGGAAAGCGGATCAGATGAACAAATCGCAAGGGAATTAGCGAATAGGGCGGTCATAAACGAACAAACGCAGACAATGGCGATAGGTGCTACCGAACCGTTGGCACTTACCGGTTCTAAGATTTTGCAAACAGCTGCGAGATTGGCAAAATTGGAAGATCTCACAAGTATAAAGGGCGTCTTGAAGAGACTGGGATTGGGGGCAGAAAAGATCGAAACAATTGCTCCCAAAATTGCCCAAGAAACAGACAAAACAATCATCGCTCGTCTTTTGCGTCAAGAATTATTAAAGATCCCTACGCCTGTTTCGGCTCTTAGTAAAATCACAACACAAGCAACAAAGATTGCTTCTAAGGCGGTTAAACCAGCGGTTAATCTTGAAAGATTGGCTATTACCCCAGAAGCCAAGCAGACGATTACAGACATAACTGCACAGATACAGAAAGAATTGGAAGCCATTAAAGGAAAACCCCTTTCGCATTCCGAGGTGCTGGAAGCTGCCAAGATTTCAGATATGCTAAAAGGACTATCAACCCGCGAGGCTACTCTTAATCGCGAGGCTACGCTTCTTAAAACTCGCCAAGCTTTATCGACGATGGCGGAAGGCAAGGGAGTAAGCCCTGATTTTATTCAAACCTTGGAACGCGTGCGTGCCGAAGGTACGACATTGGCACGGCAGTTGGAGAGCTTGAAGATTAAAGCACAGCCTGGAATGGAGACGCTTGAAGCTACTAAGATTGCCATTGTTAAAAAATTAAGAGATGTGGGAATAAAAACTGATGATATCCTAAAAAGAGCCGAAGGGGTTGATTTTACTGATTTGAGGCAAGTTACTAAATTTTACAGACAGTTTGTTAAGCCCTCTCTTGGCGAGATCATTGATGAATATCGGTACATTAATTTGTTATCTTCACCGCGTACGCATATTGTTAATGCATTCTCCAATCTGACGCAAGCCACGGTGCTTAGTCCGGCGACCAAGTTGGCTACGGGTAGCATTGATTATGTGGCTTCGGCATTAACGGGGAAGGCGCGACAAGCATATGTGAGTGAAGTACCGGCTTATTACAAAGGGCTTTTCAATGCCGTGCCGGACGCACTCAAATCATTCTGGCAGGCTTTGGGAGGTAAGGCCATCGTTACTCGCCCCGACATTGCGCAGATTCCCACGGGTTCTAAGATTCTTGCCCCATTTCAATGGGTTACTCGGCTATTGGAAGCGAGTGATGTGTTCTTCCGGTCTTTGATCGCTGGTGGAGAGCGTGAGGCTTTATTTTTAAAAGCCAAAAAATCTGGCAAAAAACTCGACGAAAAAGCCCTGGCAAAGATTGAGGAATTAGTTAAGGACAAGGCATCTTATTATGTTTTCAGAAAAATGCTCGACCCCGACAATAAAACCGGCCAAGGGGAACTTCTGTCATATATTGACAAATTGACTTCTGGTATTTATAGTCTAAGGAATAGAGTGGGGGCAGTGAAATGGTTTTTACCATTCATTATGACCCCTATGAACATCTTAAAACAAGGTATCGAATACTCTCCACTCGGATTGGCTACGCTGAAAGGAGCAAGCAACAAGACAGAACAGTTGGCCAAAACGATGGTAGGCTCTTCGGTTTTCCTCGGTGCGGGTTGGTTAGCGTTAAACGGACAGACTACTTGGGCATTGCCTACTGGCCAGAAAGAACGGGAAGCGTTTTTCGCTTCTGGCCGACAACCTTATGCAGTTAAGATAGGCAATGAATGGGTTTCTTATTCTAAGCTTGGGCCTCTGGCTTATCCGATTGCAATGGCTTCGGCTGTCCAATGGTATGCCAAAGAAAATCCAAAGGCGGTTTCCGATAGTGCGTTTGAGAAAACGGTAAAAGTCTTAGGCGGGGTGGCAGAATTTTTCTCCGATCAGTCCTATGTTCAAGGCATCGCTGATTTGATCAATGTTTTCCAAGACCCCGAGCAAGGGGTACGAGAGGCTCTGGTAAATTTGCCGTCACAATTGATCCCGCTTTCTTCTTTTTTAAGATGGACGGCGCAAATTATTGATCCAGTCTATCGCAAACCGCAGTCGGGATTCTCGGTGGACGCCATAATCGAGAACATGAAAAAGCAGTTGCCATTTTTAAGTAAAGATTTGGAATCCTATAAAACTCCGCTGGGGTTGCCGTCTAAGAGGCAGTTGCCCGCTTTAAATGCAGTCAGCCCAGTCGCAGTTTCTAAGGAAAATGCTCTTGGCGAATTGCAATTACAGACCATCCGGCAACAAGCAAAAATGAAAAATCTGAAAACGAAAATCAAGACGGATTTGGAGAAAAAGATAAAAGCAAAAATAAAGAAATAATATGGTAGAAAAACGCGTATCCCAATCATTTCAAGAAGAAGCCCAAAAATACTTTGTCCAACCCAAGGTGGCGCGTGTCGATGTGTCCGGAAAAGGCAATATTCTGGACACTATCGCTGACAATGTACCATTTTTGGATAGCAATAAGGGGAAAAAGATCAAGAAGGCCGTCTTAGACAGTTATGCTTTTACGCCGGAAACTCGTAAAACTCTTGGAAAGACCGAAGTTACCTACGGGAACGCGCCATGGGGGGCATACGGCACTGAACAGCCATTTATAAATGCTGACTACATTCCGTGGGCAAGGACGCTGGCGGAAAAGGCCACCAAGGCGGGAATTAAGATTCCCGATTCTATCAATAAATTTTTGGCTACGCGGGCGGGAGATAGACGCTTAGTAAAAATCAATACCGGTGATGTTTCTACGGCAGGACACGAATTTTTCCATTCTTCCTTGGAGGGTGCGGGATTTGACACGCAGGAATTTAATAAAGCTTGGGATCAGACTTGGAAGGAGGGCGGGGATTGGACGGAAGAACAGAAATTTGTAGATAAGCTTCTCAAAGCCGATCCTACTTATTCGAGAATGAATGCCGATCAAAAAGCCAATGAGAGGTTCGCTTTTATAGGGCAATTAAGAGGTGCGGGTGGCTTGGACGCTATCCCGTTAAGTTTACAGTATTTTTATAAAGATATTTTAAGTCCTACGATGAAAACTTCACAACTCGCTCAAGAGGCACAAACCGCTAAGGAAAACGCCGATTATTTAAACAGTCCGATGGGGCAGACTGGTTTGGTTGTAAAAGATTTAATGCAAAAGGTAGTCTTGGGAGCGAAAAGTGCGGTGCAAGAGGTTGGTAAAATCGGCGAAGACCCGCTGCGAGAGGGCAAGAAATTTGTTAATTTCCTTACACAATCGGAACAAAAATTTGGCGAAGACCTCGGGAAGTCGCTTTATTTAAAGACGGGGGGTCAAAAGACTATTGATGACATTACGCAACAGCGCATAAACATAGGAGCACAATTGATAACGGCGTCTAATAAGGAAACCGACCCCGCGAGGAAAAAGATGCTGTTAGAACGCGCCGCGGAGAGTTTTAAGAGTTCTGGTTTAGCGAGTGATGAAATTATCGGAAAGATAAAATCGAATTTAGAATACATTGGGGACGCAGCAGGCGTATTAATTGATATCTTAGCTTTCGGTACTTACGGCAAAGAAGCCACCGCGGGAATGAAGAGCTTCCAACTTGAAAAAACTCTGCCGAGCGTAGCTAAACCGGTGGTTTCAAATGTTGCTAAGGAAGAAGCAACCAAAGAACTCGAAAAGACGGCAGTAAAAGCTCCCGTTGAATCTACTAAAACATTATCCAAGAATCTACTCGATAAAATTTACGATGAATCAGTAGAGGGAATGCAGAAACTTTATGAAAGTTCGGAGAAAATGATGGAAAATGGCACGCTCAATCCTGACATTATTCAAGGAAGAGTCCAAGATGTGACTCTGAAATTAAAAATGGCGGGATATGATAAATTAGCAGACAATTTTGCTGAACAGATGGCAGGGAAAACATTCAATACTTATGGCGAGTTGAAATCTGCGGTTGAGTATATCTTTAAAGGGTATGCCAAGAGTGGGCCTGCTATTCCGTTTTCTGCTGCCAGCAAGGTGGGTACGGGAGAGTCCAAATCGATTGAAGAATTTTTGAATAGTGCGATTTTGAAGCATTTACAGTAATTTATTCTTCGTGGTATAATAAACATATAATATGGCGAAAACACTCCAAAAAATCAGAAAGCTTAAAGCATCGATTATTGACATTATCGATAAGCTAACACAGGATGCAAAAGTTGCTGGTTTTGATGTCGAAAGTTCGGAATTTAAAGCTTCACTTTCGAAGAAGCGAGAAGAAATTCTTTCAGCACTAAATATTACCGAGGATGAACTCAACGAATACGAGAATGAAGAAAAAGCATTGGAATCCGAAACTAAAAAAGAAATACTATCCGCCGTAGAAAGAAAGAGGAGGGAAAAAGAAAGGGAGAAAGAATCACGAACAAAACTTGGCGAGTATGAGAAGATTTTAAAAGAGTGCAAAACAAAATTGACGGAATATGAAACACTCCTCGCATCTTTTTCTGATTTAAAAACTACCATCGGGGTCACAAATGATAAACACTCGAAGATGCAGATTGCGTTAGATTCTCTTAGGCAAGACAAGGAAAAAGCCACAATAGAGAATGCGATTGTTGTTAAAGATATCGGCATACTTAAAACTGAAATTGGTGTTGTCAAAAAGACAATCCCACAATACCATAGGGATTTACAACAAATTTTGCCTGATGATCATCACTCAGAAAAGCACACTCTTGAAAGTCATACTGATTCTGGATGGCGAAGGAACTTTGAAGAATTGATCTCGGGTCAGTACACCAATCTTCACAAACACTATCAACAGTTGCAACAACAAATCGTTGACATCGGGGGAATGACCAAAAATGACGCCGACACTTACTATGTGAAATACACAGGAGGCATTGATATGCCGAGCATATCGGGCAACGGGGGTAAATTTTTGAAAGTCAATGCACTCGGAACTGCTTTGGAATGGGGCACTGGTGGCGGAGGCGGTGCTACCGCATTCACAGATTTAACTGATGCGCCTTCGGCGTATACAGGACAAGGCGGCAAATTAGTCGCAGTAAAAGCAGACACATCGGGACTTGAATTTATTTCTTCCCCAAGTTCGATGGTTTATCCCGACGCGGGGATTGCCGTGTCCACGGGTTCAGCGTGGGGAACATCAATCACTGACAATTCCGCAAATTGGAACACCGCCTATGGTTGGGGAAACCACGCAAGCGCGGGATATTTGACCTCTTTATCCGGCGCATTACTCGCCACCGGCGCGACTACGGGCGCAACCAGCCAGGCGCAAGCGTTTACGAATGGGGTTAAAACCGGTAAGATTTATCCGGCTTCTGACAGCACTACGGCATTGCAATTATTGAAGGCGGATGGCACGACGAATGTGCTAAATATTGATACGACAAATGGGCGCGTCGGCATCGGGACGACCAGCCCCGTATACACGCTGGATGTGAACGGCGGTTTCCGCGTCGGAAACGCCACTTCAACCGCGGGCATTGTGTTTGACCCGAGCACTGGCAATGTCGGCATCGGGACGACGAGTCCGTCTTCGAGATTGCATGTGGTCGGGGCGGATACTTCCACCTCAACCGTCGCGCAGATCGGGGGTTCGTCCGGAACGGGCTTGGTAGTTTTGAACAACGGTTATGTTGGCATTGGGACGACGGCGCCGGCGGCGGGGTATAAGTTGGATGTGGCCGGGAATATCAATTCGGCGCAGACGGTTAATCAGGAAACTTATCCGTCGATTAACGCGTCGCAAACCGCGTCTGATTTGCAGAATGGTTCGGCGTTCACCGGCACGGACGCGACAATGGCGACAATGTATCAGGCGGTGCAATTTACCGCCAGCGACGCGCACACAATGGGGGATTTCACCGTCAGGGTTAAAGAAAGCGCGGATATTACCAATACCACAAGCTACATCACCGGCTATATTTACGCCGATGACGGCGGTTCGCCGTCAAAACCAACCGGGGCCGCGCTGGCGACAGGCAATAGCGTTAGATTCGGCACGCTCACAACAAGTTATCAAACCTTGTCGATGGGCACGAGCTACACGCTCGCGGCGGGAACAAAATACTGGCTGGTGTTGAAATACAGCGCCGCGCCGACGGGCGGCAACATTGTCTTGGATTCGGATGTGTCAACAAATATGGGCGCGACTTCCGCCGACGGCTCATCGTGGACAAACACCAATGTTCGCCTGCGCTATGTGATTCGGGGAAGAACCTATTACGCGGGTAATTTCTTTTCCACGAACAGCTATGGTGTCCGTGGCAGTTCCACGAACAGCT